CAGAGATTCAATACTCTCAAACCCAGGAACTGTACAACCAACATAACCACCGCGCATTCCTCCTGCAAAAGGGTTGCCAGGCGCATCCCTAAAAGGATTGACTGCAGGTTCTACCACAGCTGCAGGTGCCGCTGCTGCTGTTGCCGCAACAGCTTCTCCGATGCTTTTTCCAGAAAGCAGTTTCTTGGCCAAAGTTCCAAACAAAAAGTTTACAAATACTGATGAAATACCTATAAAACTCGCTATTGAATATCGTAACTCTTGATTGATGATATCAAGAATAAACCCAAACAGTACCAGAGCATTCGGTATATAAAGAACTAATGTCTTGAAGAATGTTCCAATTGTGCCAATAATACTTGTACTTGTAGTACTTGCAAATGCAGTTAGATCGGGCATTGGTCCATAATCCGGTTCTGGTGCCGGAGCATTGCCATCAGGATTAGTTCTGAAAGGATTATCAGCCATATTGTTTAATCATCAGATACAAAATCACACCAAACTACAAATGAGTATCTATTCATCTACAACTGGTTGGACTGCTCAATGTTCAACATCAGAACAGAGCCCTATTAATCTGTCACAATCTACTGCAAAACCTTGCGATCTAATGTGTGATCTTGTATTTGATGACGCCCATATTGCCCAAGCCAATGTTATAATTTCTGATGAGGGTATGATTCTCCAAAGCTCTCCTGGACTCGGCAGTGTGAAGTTCAATGGCGAAGGTTACATGTGCCAGATGCTCTTATTAACCCACCCAAGTCACCATACTATTGAGAATATTCAAGCAGATGCTGAAGTAGTTGCAATTTTTACAAATCCTACTGGTAAGTATTTGTGTGTTAGCTCTCTTGTTAGAGTAAACCCAACGCAAACATCATCAACACAATTCTTTAATGCATTTATAAATTATGGAAATCCAAGTGTTGATAGTACAGCTGTGAACCTCGGCGAAAGTTGGGGTCTTTTTATGATGGTCCCTCCCACCGGAGAATATTTCGTATATGATGGTTCACTCGTTGTACCACCTTGTCAAAGTGCAACATGGGTCGTTTTTAAGTCTATGATTAACATGGACTCCAATGACTTTGCAGTTTTGGTAAAAAATGTACAACCCGGATCAAGACCTATTCAGCCTTTAGGAACACGCGATGTTTACTTCAACGCCAGTGAACAACTCTCGGGAGGGCCAATGCCAATGGATAACAAAACATATATGCGTTGCAAGAGAGTTTCTAAGCCAACGGATAGTGTTAAAAATGTTCAAAATGCGCCACTGGGCGATGCAAAGAAAAAGGAGGCATCTAAAACGAGTTCTAAGATAAGTCAGTGGGCTTCAGCACAAGTTGCCGAAAATGGTATAATTGCAGTTATTGATGTAATTTTACTGGTAGCAGCTCTCGGAATTGGATTCTATTATGGAAAAATGAGCGCTGACACATATCCAGGTTATTGTTTAGCTGTAATTAATGTTGGACAGTATCTCGGTACCCTACTTCGGCAATTATTTATGTTTTTATTTTCTTTATTTGAGAAAGTTAGAGCACTATTTACTAAGAAATCTACACCAGTATTTACTTCAGCATCCTCAGTTCTTTAGTTTGCGATCGCCATTGTCCCAACATGACTCATCCTCCTCATCACCCCAGACAGTCTCCTCTGGCTCGGGAAACATCTCTTCCATAGTCTTCTCACGAGGAGGTTTGAACTTACGCTCGACTGTAGTCCAACCATCACCTTGATCGTTCAAATTATCTAACTCGTCAAGACTCTCCTTTGGGAGATCTTCGGACTTCACTGTTCCCGCATACTGAAAATACTCCGATTCATCATCCTGATAATACTCATCAGCCTTATCTTCATAATAATCTCGGTCCTCCGAGCGGCAGATGATACGGGGACGACGACGAAGGTTGGGAAACTGAGGGAGCTCAAAGGGAGGTGGTTCATCCTTCTTCACCTCAGTTGTAGTCTCCTCTGGACGATCGCCAATAACGTCATTAAACTTACGACCAGACCATGTTACAGTCTTCGGCGCACCTCCAATAATAGATGGAAAGTTAGTCTCATTATACTCAAGTCCTTCAGCCATCTTCTTCTCGGCATTTTCAGCTTCTCGCTTCTTCTCATTTTCTTCGTCACGGCGACGTGACTCCCAGTAGCTTGAATTATTGGGGCGCCTTGGCGGCTTGCTGAATGCAGTTGAACGCTGCATTGGTGGCATTTCACTTGTTGCTTCCTTGTTGCGTAAACTTGGTGGAATATACTTGCTTGACATATTGATGGTTATACTACTACTTTACTATCATAGTCATAATAAATCCATTTTCAATGACGTAAAACGAAACTATTTAGTTGTAGAGTTCTGTTATAACAGAATGGTATATGCAACCGTTATTCAAGCTTCGGGAACAATTTCAGAATGTCAAATCTCATCAAAAACAACAGATGTACTTGATTGGATTCGAAAGAAATACAAGAATAACACTATTCAATTTCAAGGAAAACTAGGAGATCCTACAAAGGAAGGTCAATATCTCACTATCTTTGCATCAACAATCGGGAATGAGGAGAATATTAATCAGCATATGCTTCCTTCTCCATTTGACGAAGAGCAGTATATTGGACAAATTATTGTTATGATGACTGCACACGAACAGCAAGATGAATATGAAGCTGGTGCGTCATTGTATGTGGATCTGAAATCTAGTTACTATGAACTTCTTTATCAGGAATGGACATTTGCTCAAAGCGATGAGGAAGAGATTGAAAATGAGAATGATGATGAACTTGAAGAAGATGAAGATGCCTTTTCTGATGACGAAGAAGACATAAAACAACCAATCGAATATGTGTCAAAGCCAATTCAAGTTAGGTCTAAAAATGTATTTGTACATTGTGCAATTCGAGATAAAGTAATTAAGAACTTTGATGAAATTGTTCAAAATACTGAACTAGCAACACAAATTGAAGAATCTATGCTTCATGTTGTTAGCGATCATGCCGTTAAAGAGAATATGGAAGTTGATTGGAGCAATCGTGTTTTCTGGAATATGTATCGTAGTAAGGCTATTTCCATTTATGAAAACTTGAGAGGATCACAAAGCTATGTCAATAATACAGAAAATTGGCTTTCAAAACTGAAGTCAGGTGAAATTACACCTCGCGCATTTGCAGAAATGACATCAGTAGATATGTGTCCGGCTCGATGGAAGACTGCTCTTGAGAAGATCATCGAATCTGAAAAGAGACTATATGCTAAAAATGATAGTGCTTCTATCTTCATGTGGTGCTCGGGTTGCAAGAAGAAGACTAAGTGCGATTACTACCAAATGCAGACTCGTTCAGCGGATGAACCAATGACGACTTTCGTGAACTGCCTAGAATGTGATAAGCGTTGGAAATTCTGAGTCAGCTTTCTAGCGGAGGAGGGGGTACATATTCTTCATGTTCTACATTAACTGTTTTCTTTAATATTATTGGTGTAGCTGCTTCAATAGAATAAATGTATATTGGATCTAATCCATTGGTAATTTCCGGTTTTTTAACATCTGGAGTCGTTTTACCAAACTTCTCTTTAAACATCAAGATTACTTCATCTGGAACTTGAGGACTTGTCTCTTGAAGTCTATCACATTGGTCACGAACAACTTTCAGCATATCTTTTGCAGCCATTCTTTCAGGACGAGGAAGTGCTAATTCAATCAAAATAAATCGATAGACTTTTTGATATGTTATAGCAGAAATACGATGTGCTTCTGATCGTTTTGCCCAGCTAAAAAAGCTTGAAACTGTATTCATTATTCCTACTGATAAGCTGACTATTCCAATACATGTGCTTCCAATTTGAGCCCCATTAAACAAGCTTTGTGAACCTATTGACGCAGAACCCGCTATAGTTGACATAACAATTACTGGAATACTAATTAAAGTATTTAATCTCGTGAATCTTTTTTCTGACTTTGAATGAAGCCAACTAAAACAGAGGCATCGTTCACCTTCGTCAGATATTACCCTCTCCAGTTGTGAGTTCCATGTTATATCCCCACTCTGTTCATCCATTGTATTTTTACAATAGTAAAGTAATGGAGTGGATTTATCAAAATCCATTAACAAAAAATGAACGAATTGCTCTTAGAACTCT